GATTTGAAGCTTCTTGGAGTTGCCGTCCAGTATCTTGTCCGCCAGAGCCTTACGCGGCCTTCCGCCTGCACCAGGCTGCGGACCTCTTTTTCCCATCAATTCACCTCCAGTCAAAGAATGGGGGTTAATACCCCCAAAACTTACGGAAAAATTCACACGACGCCCCACGCCCGTTCCCCGGGCAGAGGGTTGTAGAGATTCGATCCCCCCTACCGGTCGTGCCAACGGTCCCCGTCGCGAGCGGTAATGGCGGAGTGGCAAGGGGTGCAAAGGGCCATGAGGTTGGATTCGTCATGGGTTCCTCCCCGTGCAAGGGGAAGTATGTGATGCACCTCCGTTGCCTGAGTCATCTGACCCTGCTTCATGCACTCCTCACAGAGTGGATGGGCTTCGATGTAGCGATCCCGTATGCGCTTCCAGGCACGGCCATACCGCTTCTTGGAGTGGGGATCCCGGTCGTACTTCTCGTAGCGGGCCGCCTCCTGACGTGCATGCTTCTCACAGAACCTTGAGTCGGTCAGCTCCGGACAACCGGGATGTGAGCAGGGTCGCTTTGGTTTCCTCGGCATGGAACACCTCCTTCTGGGCATAGAAAAAGCCCTCGCGGTGTCCCAACGAAGGCTCTCTACTTTATTTTTGTGCTATCCTAATCATCTCATAAGAACGGGGTATCATTCTATGTCTTTAGGTATCCTGATCCATCAGACCGGCACAAAACTCGAGGGCTGCGTTGTGCATCTTATAAAGGTGGTGGATGCTGTAACACATGTTCACGGCAATCTGCTCCCACGTCTTGAAACACAGGTAGCGCAGCTCCAGGATGGTTTGGTACTCGGGATTGGAAACGGATTTGATGAGTTCGACGATCTCTCGCTTGAGGTCCACCAGGTTGTCGATGTCGGTGTTGATGTCCGCTTCAAGGTCCATGATTTTGCAGATGATATCCTCCATGCGGTGAAAGTTCCTGGCACCGCTGGGCGGGACATCGCTCAGGGTGGAAGTCGCTTTGGTCGCCAGGTCATGGAGGGATGAGACCTGCTCGATCTTGCTGTTGATCCGCTGGTCTATTCTGTAGGCTTGGGACAGGTAATCCTTCGCCGCTGTTATTTTCTTATTCATAGGCTACCTCCGATTCAAAGATTAAGGTCACTCGGATTGGCAGCTTTTGACTCCTTGGATTGTCTTTGATTTACAAATTCGCTTTCACGGCATCGATCAATGCTGACTGGTTATGATCTTTGTCCTTGAGGGCTTTCATGACCCGCTCGTCTATGGTGTCCTGCGCCACGAGATGATGGATGACCACGGTGTCGGATTCCTGGCCTTGCCGCCAAAGTCTTGCGTTGGTCTGCTGGTACAGCTCAAGGCTCCAGGTCAATCCAAACCATACCAGGGTTGAGCCGCCGCTTTGAAGGTTCAGCCCATGTCCGGCAGAAGCGGGGTGGATGATGGCGACGGGTATCTCGCCCTTATTCCAGGCTTTGATCGATTCTGCGGTATCCAGCTTCGTCACGGGAAACCGCTTCTGGATCCGTTCCAGGTCATGCTTGTACCAGTAGGCGATAAGGACGGGTTTCCCGTTGGCGGCTTCGATGAGGTCCTCCAGGGCATCAAGCTTCCGGTCATGGAGCTGGACGACCGATCCTTCATCGGAATACACCGCTCCGTTCGCCATCTGAAGCAGCTTGTTGGACAAGGTGGCGGCGCTTCCCGCATCGATTTCCTGTCCTTCAAGGTAGAGGACCAGGTCATGCTTCATGCTCTCATAGGATTTGCGCTCTTTTTCCGAAAGGCGTACGGGGATCTCGTTGATGATGCATTCCGGCATTTTGAGATAGTCCGTGCTCCTCATGCTGATGCTGATGTCCGATATCAGCCGGTAGATTTCATCCTCCGCTCCCGGAAGGGGCTTGTAGCTGAATACAATCTGCTGGTTGCGCTTGTCCGGGGTAAAGAAGGTGTTCCTGTAATGCGAGATGAACCTTCCAAGCCGCTGACCCAGGTCAAGGATCCCGATCTCCGCCCACAGGTCCATCAGTCCGTTGCCCGATGGGGTTCCCGTCAGCCCGACGATCCGTTTCACCTTAGGTCGAACCCTACGCAGGGCTTTGAACCTTTTTGACCCGTGAGCCTTGAAGGAAGATAGCTCGTCGATAACAACCATGTCGTAGTCAAAAGGGAGCCGGCTCTTGTTGACGAGCCAGTCCACATTTTCCCGGTTGATCAGGTAGATATCCGCGTCCTGCATCAATGCAGCGCTGCGTTCAGTCTCATTTCCGATGGCCACGGTGTAGGTCAGTCCTTTCAGGTGGTCCCACTTTTCAATTTCCGCAGGCCAGGTGTCACGTGCGACACGCAGCGGGGCGATGACCAGTACCTTTCGGATCAGAAAGCTGTCAAATAATAAATCTGCAACTGCCGTCAGGGTTATCACGGTTTTGTCAACCCAAGCCCATATCCAACAGCAGGGCGGACATTTCATGCGACTTGATAAATTCAAGCGCTACTTCCTGATACCTATGTGGTATGAACTTCATTTTTTAATCACCCCCAATCTTTCTAATACATCTCTTAACTCAAGATGGAACCTTGCATGCTCCGACTGTGATTCAAATATTCGCAGGTTGTCCTCAGAATTGTTCAAGAAGTTTCCGTCAATGTGGTGTACGACTTCTCCTTGTATAAGAGGCCTTCCCAGAATTTTTTCAGCTATGGTCCGGTGCTCATGGACTCCTAAAAACTTCTTGTATGTTTTTCCTGAACCTGTGCCAAGCCTTGCCTCCCTTAATTTGAGACGGATATCCGGTGTCATCCTTGAAGAGTTCATGCCTTTATTCAGTTCAGAAAGATGTCGGCTAATATTTGTGTAGTCCTTTAACTGGTTGTAAGAGGAAGGGTTAAATTTCTTGCTGCTAAATTTCCTCAGGCAGTCCCTACTGCAAAAGTTGTGCCTGGTAATTTTGCTCTCATATTTTTCAAACACGATGCCGCACCAGTCACAGGCCACTTGTAATTTCATCAAGTATTCCTCCGATCTGTCCGGGGTCGTCGATGCAGAACACCGGAAAACCTAACGCTTCCAGTTGCCTTTTCCGCTTTTCCTGCAATGGCCTTGGCTTCTTCCCAGGGGCCTTCAGTTCAATGAAGGCCAGCTTACCATGGGGGAATAGGACCAATCGGTCGGGCATCCCATCGAATCCTGGGATATTCAGTTTCAAGGCAAGCCCTCCCCGGAGCTTCACTTCTTTTATGAGTTTTGCTTCGATAATTTTTTCTCTCATGCCATTCCTTTCCGC